TGGACTTCTTTCCGCCCTGGCTTCCCTTGCTGTGATGGTGGCAGTAAATCACCGCCACACCCAGCTCTGTACACACCTTATCAAACTGATTACAGAAATTAGACATTTGATCCGCGCTGTTTTCGTCACCGGTAATGACCTTATAGATCGGGTCAATGACAATGGCTATGTAATTCTTTTTTGCCGCCCTGCGGATCAGCATAGGCGCCAGCTTGTCCATGGGACGGGACTTTCCTCTTAAGTTCCAGATATCTATGTTTTTTAGATTGTTTGGCTGCCACCCAAGAGCCTGATATACATCTTTGAAACGGTGGAGGCAGCTGGCCCGGTCAAGCTCCAGATTTACATACATGATCTTTCCCTGCGTGCAATCCCAGTTAAGCCACTTCTTTCCCTCAGCTATGGCGATACACATTTCTATCTGAAGAAAGGACTTTCCCGCCTTTGACGGTCCTGCAATCAGCATCTTATGACCTTGACGGAGCATTCCATCAATCAAGGTCGGCGCCAGCTCCGGAAGATTGTTCCATACATCGTCCAGGCTTTCCGGATCCGGCAGATCGTCATTGATGGACTCAATCCATTCCTTCCACTCCGCCCAGCTTTCTTTTCCTATATTAGTATCAACAATAAACTGTTTCTGACCGCCCCGCATGACACCGGGCATTCTTGATAGTCTGGACGGGTTGCGATTCTGCTGATCAATGGCCAGACCGTTCTTTTTGCAGATATCGTATAAATAATCCACTCGCTTGCGGTACTCGCCGTAATCTGCGGCATCAACCCTTACAATGGCATGGAGACTCTTTCCGCCGCTATGTACCAGACAGGCAACCGGTAATTCCAATTCTCGTATAATGGCGTGCTGTTTCTCAATCTCCATGGAGTCTGATTCCACCAGTGCATACTTAAAATCAGTAACATTCTCATTCTTAGCGCCTTTTCCATCCATTGGATTAAAGCGGATCCAAGCACCACCTTCCGGATCATAGTCACCTAATACGCTGCCAATATCTCCATTACACTGTGTTAAAAGCTCAATCAACTGCCCCGCAGTCCGGCCGTAAAGTCCTTTATCTGCAGGTAGGTATTTCTCATCCTTCTTCCAGCTCTTTACTACATAACCGACATTCTCCCCAGCCTCAAACAGGGTTTCTAAATACTTGATAAGTTCCCCAGCAGGATCCCACTGTCTGGGTTCGATAACTTCTCTTTCCTCTACCCAGTTTTTATCAACTACAACACCTTCTGCTGAAACGGTGTCGTTCCAGTCAAGTGCTTTGCCGGGATCATAAGGTGGGGTCCACCCCTGATCCCTGGCATATTGGACAATGGTCCCACCTGTTACCGGAGTACCGGCCCCGTGGAAGCCCCGCCATTTCTTTTCACACTCCCCTGCGTGATACCGCTGGTCGTTCATGCTCCATCGGTCCCACACATCAACGGAATACCCTTCATGCTGCAGAGCCATTCCGACATTAATCCAGTCCTGGTATTCAAGCTCTGATGGGTCTATATGATTTAGGACCTCCATGAGGTCGTATGTACTATCCATGTTTCAAGTCTCCTTATTCCGGTATATACTCACGCGGATTTACGCCCGAAGGTGCGCCCCGCCAGCCTGCCGCTGCGATACGGTCAATCATGTTTTTAGCATTATCGAAATTCCATGTTCCCACATGCTGAAAGCCATACTTTTCTAAGCAACGGATCTGCTTGGGAGTACTTAAGTTTTCTTCCCGGCGTTTGTTCAGTCGTTCTAAGATCATACTGGCTTTTCCGGCATTATCTATTTCATCTGGCATGATTCCCCGCTTTTCCAGTTCTTTCTTTTGTTTATCAGAGGGTGGCGACATTTCCCAACCAAAGGAAGGAACGTATCCGGATAAATCCTCCGCCTGAATGCTCATTTCAAACTGCAAAGGATCTACCAGTGCTTTCTTACGCTTCTTCATTTCTTCCAGCTTCTTTGCAAGGGCTTCTTCCCTTTGTGCGACAACATCTTCTGCGGCTTGTTTTTCTGCTGCTTCAATATCTACGGGGCAGCCAGCCTGTTCGATGTTCTCCGTCATTTTCCGGGCTACTTCCTCATCCTGACAGATCAGACTGGCAGGGTGGCAAAGCTCATGACGCTCGGTATGCCATAAGAAATCCAGTAAGAGTAAGTGGTCCTTTCCTGGGAACAACCTTGTCCCACGCCCCACCATCTGACTGTAAAGGCTGCGCACCTTTGTGGGACGGAGAACCACAATGCAGTCAACACTGGGACAGTCCCACCCTTCGGTTAGTAGCATGGAATTACAGAGTACGTTATAATCTCCCCGCTCATAGGCCGCCAGAACTTCTGCGCGGTCTTTGCTGTCTCCGTTTACCTCTGCGGCTTTAAAACCTTTGTTATTTAGAATATCCCTGAATTTCTGGCTTGTTTTGACCAGCGGAAGGAATACAACTGTTTTCCGATCCTTGCAGTGCTTTTCCATTTCATCGGCGATCTGATACAGGTATGGATCCAGGGCGGTAGCAATATCTCCGGATTTAAAGTCTCCTGACTGCATTCCCACTGCTGATAAATCCAGCTTAAGAGGAAGGGTCAGAGCTTTGATCGGGGAGAGATAACCGGCTTTAATTGCCTTTGGAAGTGTATACTCATAAGCCAGACTATCAAAGCATTCACCAAGGTTTCGCATATCACCACGATCTGGTGTTGCCGTTACACCTAAAATATTGGCTTCTTTGAAATAATCTAAGATCTTTTGATAACTGTCAGATAGGCAGTGATGTGCTTCATCAATGATAATGGTGTCAAAGTAATCTACCGGAAACTGCTTTAATCGCTTTTCTCTGGTTAAACTCTGAACAGATCCGACCACAACCCGGAACCAACTCCCCATGCAAGTTTCCTCTGCCTTCTCGGTCGCGCACCCAAGTCCTGTGGCTTTCCCGATCTTATCGGCAGCCTGATCCAAAAGCTCACCACGGTGCGCCATAATAAGCACTCGATTTCCCCTGCGCACACAATCCTCTGTTACTTTTGCAAATACAATCGTCTTACCACACCCCGTAGGGAGGACCAGGAGCGTCCGCTTGACGCCCTTGTCCCATTCTTCAAAGATTGCAGCCTTTGCCTCTGACTGATATGGTCTAAGTTCCATAATTAAAACTTCCCTGCCTCAAATTTTTTCGGTTCATACGGAAGATATTTCTTCACATGATTAAACTTCTTATTTGGATCATCTCTTCCTGGCGTTACTTCGATCGTAGCTTTTCCCTTTGCTCCCGGGACTGCCGGCCAGTTCATTCTGATTTTGCCATCAATTTCTTTTTCACCAATGCAAAGGAAGAATTGTGCAATTTTCCACTGCATCTTATCATAAAGAAGTAAGTTCTCTGTAAGGAGAGTGGTTCCCTCCTGGGTGTCGATTCTCAGCTTTAAGATTGCTTTATTACACTCCGGAGATTTGTCACCGCCTGGGTGTCTGGCCCGTTCGAATGATTCCACTGTAAACTCATAATCTCCAGGCGGAAGGAGGACAAAGTCCCCTCCTCCTTCGCCTTTTTCCACTTCATCGTCCCATCCTAATTCTTTTACTTCATAATCTGCCATTTGCCATATCCTCCTTAATTAAATACCAAGCTGTCATTCTTTTTCATTTCTATAATCATTGCATATACCTGATCCCAGGCAGCCACCAGAACCCCGTCAATAAATCCCGGATTAACCTCTTCATATTTCCATACTGGAATATCTGCTGTAAGGTATCCCCTGGCAGCTACTACATTCTGAATATCCCACTCGTCAACCTGATTACGAATCATCAGATCGCGAAGGGCTTTCGGTATCCGTTCATCAATCTTTACATCTGGCGGGGTTACTGATTCTGACTTTGTATCCACCGGTGGAGCTGTTTTCTCTTCCTTTGGAGGCTCTTCTCGGCTCTGACTGACAGTACTCCCGGTATCTTCCTGTTTCGGCTGAGTAACAGGTGGGGTAGTCTTCTTTTCTTCCGAAACGGGATTTCCCGCAACGGTACTTTCTATGATGTGGCGAATCGAATCGTATTCAAAAGGCACTTCGTCAGGAAGACCATAGCGGTTTTTGGCATCCCAACAGGAGTGATGGGTCGTGTACATGACTCGTCTGCCGCCCTGAGCTTTGTTCTTTCCCTTCTGAGCACCCTGGCCGTCTACGTTAACAACCATAGTCTTATAGTTGCAGAACAAGACCATATCTGCCCATTCCTTCACCATAGGAGCTACACCTTTACTCAGCTTCATTTCCCACCGATCATAAGCTCCCATCTCATCCGGTTGTTCAAACTTCCGCATTTTTGCATGAGCTGTAAGAACCACGTTGATTCCGACTTTTGTCACATCGGTAAGAAGATTTAAAAGCTTTCCGAATTCCTCCTGAATATATGTATAACCTTTTCCATAGCCAAAATCTTCAATGCTGCTTTTCTGATTCTTCGTGCAAACACTGGTAGTACAAAGCGTCTCAGCCCAGTCTGCCGTATCGACGATTAAAGTTTTGCAGACATTGGGTGTCTTGATCACATCTGAAACCTGATTTAATATCATAGTCCAGCTGCTAGGCTCCGGAAGTCTGGCTACATCCATATCCTTGGTGCTTCCCTCGGTATCAATAAATACTGGGTCCGGGAACCGTGCTGCAAAAGTTGACTTGCCAATTCCCTCGGGACCGTACACAACGGTCTTCTTCGCCCCTGGCAACTTTCCTTTAATAATTTGCAT